CCATGCGTGGGACGTCTTCACTTCGAAGACTGAGTTCGACCCCGGAAACGGGTACGGTGGCGGCCTTGCTTACGGCAACCGCAAGCTGTACAAGAAGCGGCAAGAGGAGAAGATCGACAACGTGTCCGCTCTCATGGATGCGTACATCGCCTGGAAGGCCTTCCCGGAGGCGTTCGAATGACAACCAAGGAAGGAGGTGACCATGGGAATCAAGGACAGATTGGTCCATGCGTGGGACGTCTTCACTTCGAAGACTGAGTTCGACCCCGGAAACGGGTACGGTGGCGGTCTTGCTTATGGCAACCGCGATCCATCCCGAGCTCGAATGTCGTTCGGAAACGAGCGTTCCATCGTGGCGTCGATCTACACACGCATGGCCGTGGACGCCTCCACCGTGGAGATCAAACACGTCCGTGAAGACGATCAAGGTCGATACGTCGAAGACATGACGAGCTACCTCAACGACTGCCTGACCTTCGAAGCCAACATGGACCAGGCTTCTCAGCATCTTCATCGGGACTTCTTCTTGACGCTCTTCGACAAGGGCGTTGCGGTGATTGTTCCGGTGGACACCACGCTGAACCCGAATGTGACAGGCGGTTTCGACGTCAAGAACATTCGCGTCGGAGAGGTGGTGACCTGGTTCAAGGATCAAGTCACCGTCAGTGTCTGGAACGAGAAGACGGGACGTCGACAGGAGATCACCGTCGACAAGAAGATCGTCGCCATCGTTCAAAACCCGTTCTCCTCTGTGATGAACGAGCCAAGCTCGACCCTGCAGCGTCTGATTCGAAAGCTGAATCTTCTTGATGCTGTGGACGAGCAAGCAGCGTCAGGAAAGTTGGACTTGATCATCCAGCTTCCCTATGTGGTCAAGACCGAAACCAAGCGGACTCAAGCTGAGCAGCGCAGGAAGGACATCGAGTTCCAGTTGGCCGGCAGCAAGTACGGCGTTGCCTATGCCGATGGGACCGAGAAGATCACGCAGCTGAACCGTCCGGCCGAGAACAACCTGATCAAGTCCATTGAGTACTTGACCGCGATGCTCTTCGGCCAGCTCGGTCTCACGACCGGCATCATGGACGGAACGGCCGACGAGGCAACGATGCTCAACTACATGAACCGGACCATTGGTCCTCTCCTGGATGCTTATGTCCAGGGCATGCGGCGGGCATTCCTTACCAAGACGGCTCGTACTCAGGGCCAGAACATCCGCTACTTCAGGGATCCGTTCAAGCTTGTTCCTATCAGTCAGATCGCCGAGATCGCTGATAAGTTCGCAAGGAACGAGGTCATGACCAGCAATGAGATTCGGCAGGCAATCGGCATGAAGCCTTCGACTGATCCTCAAGCTGACAAGCTCCAGAACAGCAACATGCCGCAGCCGGCTCCGCCGTCGGAGTCTGCACAACCAACCGATCCGCAAAATCAGGAAGGAGACAGTCAAAATGGAAGCTGATTTCAGTGGCTTCGCAACAAAGGCTGGCCTCAAGTGCACCGACGGTCGGACGATCATGAAGGATGCCTTCGGCCACCAGGCCAACACGAAGGTTCCGCTCGTCTGGCAGCACGGTCACAAGGACATCGAGAACGTCCTGGGTCACGTGATGCTCGAGGCGAAGGAGGGCGACGTCTACGCGTACGCCTACTTCAACGACACGCCGAAGGCTCAGGCCGCCAAGAAGATGGTGGAGCACGGGGACATCACCCGACTCTCCATCTGGGCCAACGAGCTCGTGGAGAAGGCCAAGCAGGTCATGCATGGCACGATCCGTGAGGTCAGCCTCGTGCTGGCCGGCGCAAACCCGGGCGCGGTCATCGACAACGTCCGCATCGCTCACGGCGACGGTTTCGAGGACGAGGTTCTCGAGGAAGAGGCGATCATCTTCGCCGACCAGCCGATCGAGCACAACCAGCCCAGTGCGGAAGACGACGAGAACGCCGTCGAGCACGCCGCTGGTGACACAAGCACGAAGACCGTGCAGGAGGTCTATGACTCGTTGACTGACGAGCAGCTGGGCCTCTTCCACGCTTTCGTGAGCAAGGCTTTGGACGTCGCACCCGCGGCTCCTGAGAGCGGCAAGACCGCCGCACACTCCGCCGACGCGCCCTCTGACGAGGCCGGCGAAACCGAAGGCAACACCGACGAGGGCGACCTCAACCAGGAAGGGAACGAGATGACGCACAACCTGTTCGAGGGCAACGCGGCCGGCGGCAACAGCGGCCCCAGCCTCTCGCACGACCAGATGTCCGCCCTGATCACCGACTTCAACAAGACGGGGTCGCTCAAGGAGGCCATCGCCGCCCACGCGGACGACTACGGCATCACGAACATCGAGATGCTGTTCCCGGACGCTCAGCTGATCGACTCGCAGCCGCAGTGGATCACCCGGAAGATGGAGTGGGTGGAGGGCGTCATCAACGGCGCACGCAAGCTCCCCTTCTCCCGGATCAAGTCCCGCACCGCTGACCTGACGCTGGACAGCGCTCGGGCCAAGGGCTACGTGAAGGGCAACCTGAAGAAGGAGCAGTTCTTCGCGATCGCCGAGCGGGAGACCACCCCCACCACCGTCTACAAGAAGCAGAAGCTGGACCGCGATGACATCGTGGACATCACTGACTTCGACGTCGTCGCGTGGATCTGGGTCGAGATGCGGTTCATGCTGCGTGAGGAGATCGCGCGTGCGATCCTCATCGGCGATGGCCGCGAGGTGGACGACGAGGACAAGATCGACGAGACCAAGGTCCGTCCGATCGCGCAGGACGACGAGTTCTACACCGACGTTCTGACCGTGGACTCCAACGTCTCGCAGCAGGACCTCATCGAGGCCGTTCTGCGGGGTCGCCCGAACTACAAGGGCTCCGGAGCCACCGCCTACATGACGGAGGCTGTCGGCATCGACATGCTCCTGTCGAAGGACCGCTACGGCCGGCGCTACTACCAGACCAAGCAGGAGCTTGCGTCTGCTCTGGGCGTGTCCGATGTCGTCTACGTCCCGGTGCTCGAGGGCGCGCAGCGCGATGGCGGCGAGATCGAGATGATCATCGTCAACATGAGCGACTACGCGATCGGTTCGACTCGTGGTGGCGAGATCACCACGTTCGACGACTTCGACATCGACTACAACCAGTACAAGTACCTGATCGAGGGTCGGATGTCGGGTGCGCTCATGCGTCCGAAGACGGCTCAGGTCGTGGTGCGTGGTTCGGGTACCGAGGTCACTCCGGCTGTTCCGACCTTCAACACCAGCACTGGTGTTCTGACGGTTCCGAGCACCACTGGCGTGGTCTACAAGAACCAGGACACTGACGCGACGCTCACCGCTGGTGCGCAGACCGCCATCGCTTCTGGTGCGACCGTCGCCGTTGTGGCCGTGCCGGCCAGCGGGTACTACTTCCCGCACAACTTCGACGCGGACTGGGAGTTCACCCGCTCGTAGTAGAAGGGAACCACGATGGCGAAGTTCATGGGCGTCATCGGCTATGGTCACTCCGTGGAGACCGCTCCAGGCGTCTGGCAGGATGTCATTACCGAGGTGGAAGCCTACGGCGATGTTATCCAGACCACCAGGCGCCTGGAGTTCGGGGAGCAAGTCAACCCTGAGCTCACGGTCACCAACACGATCAGTATCGTGGCCGACGCGTACGCCAGTGAGAACTACTTTGCCATCAGGTACGTCAGCTGGATGGGGGCTCTGTGGATCGTTAACTCGGTCGAAGTGCAGAGCCCCCGTCTGCTGCTGAGGATGGGGGAGGTATACCATGGGCCAACGCCTTGAGTTGCACGCAGTGCTGCTTGAGATGTGTCCGAACGTATATTTCCAACCTCCCGCGGGTTTGGTGATGAGCTTCCCAGCCATCGTCTACGCGCGCGACCGGGCGGAAACAGCTTTCGCTGGCAACCTTCCATACAGGAACACCAAGCGGTACCAAGTGACTGTGATCGATCAGGATCCGGATTCTCTGATCCCCGACAAGGTCGCACAACTACCGATGACCACCTTCGATCGGTGGTTCGCGGCGAACAACCTCAACCACGACGTCTTCGACGTTTACTTCTGAAAGGAACAACATGACTCAGCTCACCTGGGATCAGTCGGGCCAGAAGAGGTACGAGACCGGCTGCGACCGCGGCGTTCTCTACCTCCCCGACGAGTCCGGCAACTACGGCGATGGCGTCGCGTGGAACGGTCTGACGACCGTCACCGAGTCGCCCTCCGGCGCAGAGGCCAACAAGCAGTACGCCGACAACGGGGTTTACCTGAACCTCATCTCGGCCGAGGAGTTCGGTGGCACCATCGTGGCCTTCACCTACCCGCTCGAGTTCGGAGCGTGCGATGGCACGGCGGAGCCTGAGGCTGGCGTCTCGCTGGGGCAGCAGCCCCGTCGGGTCTTCGGCTTCTCCTACCGGACCAAGATCGGTGACGACCTCGCCGGCCAGGACGCGGGCTACAAGCTGCACCTCGTGTACAGCGCGCTCGCGGCTCCGTCCGAGAAGGCGTACGCCACGGTGAACGACTCGCCCGAGGCCATTGGCTTCTCGTGGGAGTTCTCCACCACCCCGGTCAACGTCGGCACCATCGGTGGGACCGACTACCGTCCGACCAGCATCGTCACGGTTGACTCCACTCGGGTCGACGCCGACGCTCTGGCGGCTCTCGAGGAGCAGCTCTACGGCACCTCGGGTTCGGACCCGGTTCTGCCTAGCCCGGCGGATGTCGTCGCGCTGTTCAGTGGCACGGTCACGGAGGTCACTCCGACCCAGCCCACGTTCAACTCCGGCACGCACACCATCACCATTCCCACGGTGGCCGGTGTCGAGTACCGGATCGAAGGGGTGCCGCAGGCGGCCGGCGCGGTGGTCATCACCGAGGACACGATCGTCACGGCGCACCCGACCAGTGGGCACACGTTCCCGCCGGTCGTGGACACCGACTGGTTCTACGACTTCGTCTAAGTCGTAGACAACGGCAGGAGGCCAGAGAATGCTCGAACTTGAAATCGGCGACGAAGCTTTCGACCAAGACTTGAATGTCTTCGTGTTGACCAACGTCGTCAAGCTTGAGCTAGAGCATTCTCTGGCCAGCCTGTCAAAATGGGAGTCGAAGTACAAGGTTCCCTTCCTGAGCTCGGATAAGACGCCGGAACAACTGACGGATTACATCACCATGATGTGTCAAACACCCAATGTTGCTCCGGAGGTTTTCTCCAGACTCGATGAAAGTCACTACGAGGCCATCAACGAGTACCTCAACGACAAGATGACGGCCACGTGGTTCGGAAAAGACCCCAACGAAAAGCCACAACAGCGAATCATCACTGCTGAAGTCATCTATTACTGGATGACGGCTCTCAACATCCCATTCGAGTGTCAGTACTGGCATTTAAACCGCCTGATCACACTCGTTCGGGTCATCAACACCGAGAACGCCCCCAAGAAGCCGATGAGTCGAGCCGAACAAGCTCGTCAACAGCGCGCAATCAACGCACAGAGGCTTCAAGCGCAGGGCGGTAGAGGCTGAAAGGAGTTCGACATGACAAGACTGTCTTGGGGAGACCCGGGAAAGCGGTACTACGAGACCGGCATCGACCAAGGCGTCCTGTTTGTCGGCGTTGACCCCGGTGTCGCTTGGAGCGGCCTGATCTCCGTGGCAGAATCGCCCTCTGGAGGCGATCCACGGCCCTTCTACCTCGATGGTGTCAAGTACTTGAACATCTCTGCTGCTGAGGAGTTCGAGGCGACCATCAGCGCCTACTATGCCCCGGCGGAGTTCGGGCCGTGTGACGGAATTGCGTATGTTCAGAATGGTTTGACCGCTTCTCAGCAGCCGCGGCGCCCATTCAGCCTCTCTTACCGCACTCAGATCGGCAACGATCTGGATGCAGAGCGGCATGCATACAAGATCCACATCGTCTACAACGCTCTGGCAGCTCCTTCAGCAAGGAATCGCAAGACGTTGGGCAGCGACGCTGAGGCCGACCCCTTCGAGTGGCAGATCACGACGCTTCCGCCTCTCGTGGAGACCCCTTACAAGGCCACGTCGCATCTGATCATCGATTCTCGTACTGCTGACCCGGAAGCGTTGGCTACATTCGAGGATCTGATCTACGGAAGTGTGACTGACAACCCTCAGTTGCCCCAACCGCTCGATCTGATCGACATATTCTCATGAGCAACCGCCTTTCCTGGACGAAACCCCATCCAGACTACGAGGATGGACTGGCCTACGGGGTATTCTACCCTGCAGACGGTCCGGCAGAGGCCTGGAACGGCTTGGTTTCGGTGTCAGAGGACAACGACTCAGAGAATTCGGCGACATACATCGACGGTGTGAAGGTCGTCAACCGCAGAACAGCGAAAGGCTTTGCTGGAACCATCTCTGCGTACACCTACTCGGAGTCTTTCGAGCAGGAGGCCTTCACAACAAGGCGACCGAAGCCGTTCGGGCTGTCCTACAGGGTCTACAACGCAATCGCGTACAAGATCCACCTCGTGTACAACGTTCTGGTGGCCCCCTCTCCGGTTACCAGGCAGTTTGAGGAAGTAGGGCTCTTCGAATGGCCGTTCACGACCCAACCGGTGCTTCTTCCTGAGGGAATGATGGGCGCTCACCTCATCATCGACCCGGCTGTCGCTTACCCATGGACAATCGAGGCTCTCGAAGATGTCCTGTACGGTAGTGATGCCGGTTCTGGGCGTCTTCCGAGCCCGATCGAGGTGTTCGACCTCTTTGAGGTTAACTCGATCCTTCAGGTTGCTGAGTATGACGACGGAACCTTCACGGTGACTGGTCCAGATGACGCAATCATCATGCTGGATGCAGACACCTTCGAGATTTCGTGGCCATCAGCGCAACTTGCACCCGACGGTCGGTTCACCATCTATTCACTGTGAGGAGGAATCA